TTAAATTTTATTCCAGATATAAACAAATTGACTTGCTTCGGATTCTAATGCAATTAACATGTCTTCATTATAATCATTCTTTATATAAAGTTTGTTATTATGCAAATTTAAAACAGAATGATTAACCTCGAAATTGAATGTTTTATCATAGCTTGAAGTATTTAGCAGTATCAGTGATGAGTTAATGTTTCTCTTATCAACCTTATCATTTTTTCCTTTGAAATAAAGTTTTATGAGATGTGGAACACCGTTAATTAAAAGACCTAATTCAGAAGAAGAGCGAACTGAAAGTTTATCGCCAATCCAGACAGACTTTCCAGGATCAAACCATATAGTTTCTTTCTTATTTAGGAATTTTAAATATTGTCTGATTGCATATATATAGTTCGGTTGTTTTTTTATATCAATCCTTGGAATTAGGTTCTCAAAACAATTTTTGTTTAAATCATTTTTATGATACGAAACAATCTGATCTCTAAGTTGCTTCCAATAATCGAAGGCTGGATGATACTCTTTTTGATATTTGATTTTTCTTACCATGTTGGTTTTTGCTGAAACTCCTTTCAGAGTAAATTCAGTAAACTGCGAAAGACCAATATTAATTTTTTGAGTAGTATTCATATAGTCACTTCCATCATTAAAAGATTCGACAAACATTTGGAAAAATCCCACAAATAAAAAACTAACAAATGAAGTAACATATTGCATAAATATGATGGGAATAAGGAAATAATGAATGCTTAAAAATAAAGTCAAGAAAGTTCTTAGAGTTTAGCAGGTTTGTATAGTTCATAAACGTCTGGCCGGAAAAACTGGAGGACATTCATTAAAGATAGGAAACTAGAATTCCTATTTTCAATGGATGTCCTTTTTTATTTAGAAAAAGAGAGAAGGAATTGAAATGGAAAAAGAAAAAAAAGAAAGAAAAATCAAGCACCTAATCAAATGGAAAGTGGATCGATATCGGACGGACAAACGCACGGGTGCCATCAGTCCGGTAAAGCCAAGTCGTTATGTACAATATGCTTATGATGAACTAGAACGTCAATTTCCTAAAGACCCGCCAAATTATTTCAGCAAATATTTTTCCCTGGGGACCGGGGAGGGGGCTCTGCTGTCCAAAAAAAATTTACAAATACCATTGCTATAATAGGGGGTTAAAAAATAGAGGGGGGTGTTTTTGTGAGTGGAGTTGTAAAAATTTCAGAATTGGAAAACCAATTGATGAACCGAATTGATAGAGACGATCTAATAGAAGTTGATAAGGTAATGCGGTATATAGCGATTGTTAAGCAAATTAGAAAGCTTCAAAGTGTAATCAATAAAGATGGTGTAATGATGACAACCATTAATGCAAGTCAAGAATTCATTAAAACAAATCCGGCTTTAAACGAGTTAAATAAGCTCACAAAAACCCTAATTGCTCTTGAAAAATCGATTAATTTTGAAATGGTGGATGTACCAGTTATACCAGAGGATGAAGAGAAGGATAATGACGAACCTAAAGTCAGTGATCTATACTGATTAATCAAAAGTATGTTGATGCTTATATAGAGGCATGGCGGGAAGGCCGCATTATTTTTAATCAAGAGCGAATTGATTTAATAAATCAATTGGAAACTGAAGTGCTTGTTCGTGACGATATATTTTTCGATGAAAAGCAAATTGAACAATGTATAAACTACATTGAGAAATGGTATTTCAAATTAGAACCATTTCAAAAGTTTATTATTGCTTTTATATTTATTGTCCATCTTGCAAATGAAAACAAAACGGTTTTCACGTCTACTTCCGCCTCTTAAGACTTCTAAACACTGTTCAATAAATCAAAAAAACCACCACGGACATGACCGTTGGTGGATATATAAAGGGGAAGTCGACAAATCAGAATTATGGGAAAAGGCGAATCCTATGTTTAGTCAGCCAAGGAGCCCATATGCTGAAGAACTGTTTGACACAATTATGGATGAATATTTGGATCTGGAAGATGACCCGTCCGGACGTCCTGAATTTATGGCAAAAAGGATGAATCTCCCTCAAGAAGATAATACGGTTAAGGTAGCATCCTGGGAAGATATCCAAGCGACTAATAGGCCTATTCCATATGATCGATTAGAAAATAAAACATGGGTAGGTGCAATTGATTTCTCATTCATAAAAGACTTCACAGAATGTGGTGTTTTATTTAAAGATGGTGAAAATTATATATGGAAAAGCCATCAGTTTGCAAGACGTGATTTTATCAAAGAAGCAAAATTAAACCCTCCAATATTTGAGTGGGAAGAGGATGGGTTGATTACATTATTGGATGAACCCGTTATTGATATCAGTTATATGGTCAATTACTTTTGTGAAATGAGAGAGAAATACGGGCTAAATACTATTGTTGGAGATACGTTCCGTCTGGATATTGTAAAACAAGCATTAGAAGAAGCGGGGTTCAAAGTTTTATATATACAAAACCCTCATGCAATCTATGCAAAACTTGCTCCTAGAATTGAAATGCTCTTTGCCCAAAAACGTATTATTTTTGGAGATAATCCATTGATGAGGTGGAACACAAATAACATTGTTGTAAAAGTTAAAAATGATGGAAATAAAGACTTTGTCAAAAAAGATGAAGTTAGGAGAAAGACAGATGGATTTTCAGCTTTTGTCTACGCTCTGTGGCAAGCTGATCAAATACTAGTCGATGATTTGGACTTTTTCTTGGATGATATAGATTTTTAGAAGTCGACACAAACTGTTCAGGAGAAGGGAGGGACTGAAACCTCCCGATATAAGGGGGAATTATTTAAATTAAACAAAAAATCATCCTGCTGGAGTAGCTGGAGGCGCTTTTCTTTGTCCTAATTCTTGGTCTAGGAGCAGTATTGCAGATGGGTTATTTTGAGCTAAATTAAGACGGTCAACTATTGTTTGTGATTGAGCTTCTTCATCTACTTGTTCTCTTAAAAAGTCTTGGAACAGGATTGCAGTCTGTGAATCCATTTTTGATGCAAAATCTAAGGCTTGCCTATAGCCATCGGTGACATATTTTTCGTGCTCAAGAACCCTTTTAAATGTTTCCAGTGGTGAACCAAAATCAGTCGGTTGAGTAGGCATAGTTTGAATTTCAACCTTACCACCACGATTTGTAACATAATCGATTAATTTCAACATATGAGTTCTTTCTTCTTCAGATTGAAGTCTTAACCAATTTGCCATGCCCGTGTAATTTTTTGTAGCCATATAGGCAGACATAGCTAAGTACAAAGTAGAGGATAAGTTTTCAATACCAATTAAATTATTTAATAATTTTTGGATTTGTTCATTTAGCATTTAAAAGCCTCCTTTATCACCATATTAAAATTGTATTTTTAAATGTTTAGCAATATGCAATTTTATTAATGAAAATTCCCAAATAAATTGCGAGATAAGGAGGTGAGATAATGGGATTATTAGACCTGGTGAAAAGCAGAAATAAAGAACTGGAATTTATGCTGGACTTTGATTTAATCGAAGACACTTCCAAGAAAATTCACATGAAGCAATTGGCGATTCAAACATGTATCAATGTGATTGGCCGTACCATCAGCCAATCCGAGTTTTATGTAAAGAAAGATAAAAAGATTGTGAAGGATGAAATGTATTATCGGTTAAATGTCAGGCCAAACCCGAACATGTCAGCAAGCCATTTTTGGCAAACAGTTGTCCATAAGTTGATATATAACAACGAGTGTTTGATCATCCAGTCGGATACCGAAGATCTATTGATTGCTGACTCATTCACACGAGTCGAATATGCCCTGGTCAATGATTCATTCAAAGACGTAACCATTAAGAACTTTACTTTTTCCCGTACATTTCAAATGAATGATGTTATTTATCTGGAATATAGCAACAAAAAGCTATCGACTTTGTTTGATGGCTTATATTCCGATTATGGAGAACTATTTGGTAGGATCATAGAATTTCAGAAACGTAAGAATCAAATTCGCGGTTTGGTAGATATAGAGGCTGTCAGTGATAAATCAGATAAGACACAGGAAAACTACAGAATTATATCAACAAAATTTATACTGCTTTCACAGACAAATCTGTAGCCATCGTACCTCAACAAAAAGGATTTAAATTAGAGGAATTGAAGAATACTAGCCAGCTTCAAAGTGTGGATGAAGTCGCCAAGGTAATTGATGGTTTTTTAGATCAGGTTGCCAAAGCCTTAGGTATTCCGGTTTCGTTACTTCACGGTGACATGGCAGATGTAGAAAAGCCTACTCGCAATTACATGACTTTTTGCATTGATCCTTTCTTGAAAAAAATCAAAGATGAATTGAATGCCAAGATGATCGATAAAAAGGAATACCTGGCAGGTAAGAAGATGGAAACTAAACGAGTTTCTTACAGTAATATGTTTGATGTCGCCACAGCTGTAGATAAGTTGAGAGCTTCAGGAGCATTTAACGGCAATGAATTGCGTGAAGCATTAGGTGAGGAAAGGGTGGACGATCCTATGATGGATAAATACTTTATCACCAAAAACTATCAAGAAAGTTCAGAAGCGCTTAAAGGAGGTGAAAAAAATGAAGCATAAGATCAAAGGTGATATTATCAATTGGAATTCGAGTATTTGGGATTTTAACTATCAAATGAAGTCTATAAAAGAAGATGAGGATATTGATTTATCCGTTAATTCTTATGGTGGCGATGCCTTTTTAGGAATTGATATTTGTAATACTCTTAAAGATCATAAAGGACTTGTTACTGTGACGATAACAGGCATGGCGGCAAGTGCTGCATCCGTTATTTGTATGGGTGCTGATAAAATACGAGCGCATGCAAATACCATGCTGATGGTCCACAATGCTCAAACATTTGTTGCTGGGGACGCTAAAAAACTTCGAAAGGCTGCTGATGATGTTGAAAAGGTAAGCCAAGCTGTACTGAAATCATATACAAATCGGGTAGATGAGGATACTATGAAAAAATTACTCGATGATGAAACATATCTTAATGCTGAAGAAGCATTAAAATATGGGCTAATTGATGAAATCATCGATGCTGAACCAGAAGAGGTCGAGTCTGAAATCTTCGAGAACAAAGCAAAAGCATTTAACAATAAAATTACGGCGGCTGTTGCACCAAAGCAACCTATCTCTGCATCAGCATCAGGCATCGACGAAAACACATTAAAACAAATGTTTGCTGAATTTAAAAATGAAATTAAGAATGAATTAAAACCCAAAGAGATTGTTTCTGATCCTGTTGTACCTAAACAGAATTTGAGCAGTCTCTTTTTACATTTATAGGAGGTATGGAAAATGACAATTAAATTTAATAATTTTGCAGAGAAAAAACAAGCATTTGCTAAAGCAACACAGGAAGGTAGTGCTGAAGAACAGTCTGCTGCGTTAAATAATATGCTGGAAGCGTTGGCTCAGGACGTACAGGGCGATATTATGAATCAAGTTAATACGTCAATGCTTGACCGTTCCATCATGCAAGCCAGGGGTGCTAATGTCCTTACGAGTGAAGAGACAAAGTTTTTCAATGTCGTGATTGAAAAGGGTGGGTTTAAAGATACAGAAACACTGCCTAAAACAACACAAGAACGGATTTTTGATGATCTAGTTGAAGGGCATCCGTTACTACAGCAACTAGGTATTCAAAATCTTGGTGCGGTTACAGAATTCATTTATGGAGATCCGGAAGGTGCTGCAGTATGGGGCCAATTATTCGGAGACATCCAAGGGCAACTAAATGCAACGTTTAGAAAAGAGTCTATCAGCCAACTTAAATTAACTGCTTTTATTCCTCTATCAAACGACATGCTAAAACTTGGACTAATGTGGGTGGAGCGCTATGTTCGGACCATGATTTCGGAAGCAATGTCCGTTGGTCTTGAGCGTGGATATGTTGCAGGGACAGGGAAAGATATGCCGATTGGATTGTTAAAAGATTTGAAGGGATCTGTTGTGGACGGAAAATATCCTGACAAGGCATCTGCCGGTATCCTTACATTTGAACCTGGTAGGGCGACAATCAATGAGTTAAAAGGTGTTGTCGAAAAATTATCTATTCGTCCAGTTGGAAAAGATGAAGAAGAAAAGGTCCGCAATGTGGCTGGAAAAGTTGTAATGATTGTCAATCCCTTTGATAACTTTAGCATTCAAGCGAATGCGACCGTCCAAAATGCTGCCGGTATATACGTGACAAGCTTGCCATTTAATCCAACCATTACTGAATCCATGTTTGTGCCAAAAGGAAAAGTTGTATTCTTTATTCGTGGTGAGTATATTGCAGCTGTCGGTGGAGCGATGGAAGTGAAGAAATTTGACCAAACACTGGCCATGGAAGACGCCACACTTTATATTGCGAAACAATATGCTACTGGTAAGCCAAAAGACAATTACGCAGTACAAGTTTATGACTTAGATTTAGCCTTGGAAGGCGGTCTTGAGGGGTGATTTAATTGGTCACACTTGAACTATTAAAAGAATTTAAAGAGCGTATGCATATATCACATTCAAGCGAGGACGACAATTTAAAAAGATTGTTGTCCTTTTCTAATGCGGATTTGCAGGAAAAATGCGGGAAGTTTGATATCGACGAAAATGAGAGGGCGAAAGAGTTAGTCTTTGAACGTACTCGTTATGCCTACAACGATGCCCTTGAATATTTCAACGATAACTTTCTTAGTCAGATTAATAGTTTAGGATTATCGATTTCAATAAAAGAGGGTGAACCAGATGCAGCCGTTTAAATATAAACCGCCAAGAGTGAAGACGGGGGATTTACGTACTTTTATAACTTTTTATGAGTATGCACCCAATAATGGTCCCAAACCTGGGGAATCTGAAAAAAAGATTCTTTATGAAGGGTGGTCAAAAGTTGTTAACGTTTGGCTAAAGGATTTGGAGATTGCTAAGTCTAATGGAACTTTATCAGATATAACCATCACCATTAGAGACCCACATGCTGACTATATTCCGACTAATAAGCATTATCTTTCCATCGATGCTCCTGAATACCGAGACAAACGCTATAACATCAAGCATGCTCAATCCGATTTGCAAAATAAGGAGTTTATCACAATCGTAGCGAGGCTAACCGAATGAGTGTAAAGGTCAAAGGTGAAAAAGCACTGGTTGCAGAACTTGAAAGACGTATTGGAAAAATGAAGGGGCAGCAATTAAGTGATAAAGCCTTAAAACGTGGTGCCCAAGTATTTATAAAGGAACTAAAAAGTCAATTTGCATCCTTTAAAGATACCGGGGCATCCATTGAAGAAATGAAAATATCAGAGCCGATGTGGGTAGCTGGTGTTAGGACTGTTAAAGTTTATTGGCGTGGTCCGAAAGAACGTTATCGAATCATTCATTTAAATGAGTTTGGCACTGTACAAAACCCAAACCCAAAAGGGAAGGGTTCAATCGCAAGAGCAATGAGAAACGCTGAAAGGGCTTATCGAGAGGCTATTAAACAGCAATAATGGAGGGGATATAATGGATGTTCTAGGGATGATATATAATGCGTTTATTGCAGACCCATACATCAAGGAAAAAGCTTCTGGGAGAAATGATTGTCTTTATCAAATTGAAGTGTGGTCAAAGAACAGGACCAATACAAGAGAATTATCTAAACAAATCGGAAAAGTTATGTGGAATTTTGGTTTTCATCAAGGTACTGCCAATGAATGGGATGAAGAAACAGGGATCTACCGGGACGCCAGAAGGTATCGGGGAAAATTATACAGAGACGATCTAGACACTTTATAAGGTGTCTTTTTTTATTATTTAAAATAGGAGTGATTAATTTGGCAGAAGAGAAAAAAAGCTATTGAGCATCAACCGGTGTGAATGAATTTTATTATGCGGTTTTAACAGATGACGATGACCATTCATTTACGGCTGGTGAAATTACCCGGATTAAATTTCTACAAAATATTGAGGTAGAAATGCCGCAAGAAGCGATGAGGACGTATGGGGATAATGGCACAGCTGAAATTGCTATTTCAGGTGGAGAGTATCAACTCAATTTCACAAAGTACCGATTCAGGATAAGAATATTTTATTTGGTTTAGAAAAAGTGGATGGTCTTTCTTCCATTGGCGGTGAGGATGTGCCACCTTATGTGGCAGCGGTATTTACCAAGACATTTGAGGATGGCTCTAAAGAATGGGTGGGGCTTACAAAAGGAATGTTCATGCGTTCTAAAATTTCCGGTAAAACCAAAGAAGAAAATAAAGAATTTGATAATGAAGAAGTAACAGGAGAATTTATGGAGCGTTATGTTCAAGGGGCCACATCTGAAAAATCTGTTCTGTTCGGAGCTGACAAAAAAGGTGAAACAGGCAACCGTGATTCTCTATTCCAAAAGATATTTGGCAAGCCTTATCCAGGAACAAATGATGGAGAGCAAGGTGGCGTTGAAGGATAATGACTAACTTTAAAGCTGTTGTAGTTGAAGATATCCACGCTAACAGATTAGTAGTATTAGCAGTCAAAGAAAAGGAAAATGAAATTAATATTCGTTTAGCCCAAGAAGGAGAAGTACCTGACTTTTTAGCAACAAGAGCGATCAAAGAAAGAGAAGCGGTCAATGTGACTATTAAGAATAGAGAAACGTGGCAGGTTGAAGCGGGAGAAGACATTCAAGCAGGTGTTTCTGTTAGGCCTGGTAAAGATGGAAAAATCGTTGAAGCTATTGGAGAAGACGCACCCCTTATCATCGGATATTCCATAAATGCGGCACATGCAGGGGAAGTTGTTAACTATGTCCGTAATGTAAAAGGCGGAGGAGAAGGTGTTCCGGGTCCGCAAGGCTCAAAAGGTGACAAAGGTGCTGATGGATTCCCGACGGAAGAACAGTGGAACGAATTAGTAGCGAGAGTAGAGACACTAGAAGGATAAAGATCGGAATATTCCTTCTCTATCTTAATTTAATTTAAGGCTCTGTTAAAGGATGTTGATGATTTTCATAATGAGCTAAAGAGGCAGTTTTGTTCATGTTGTTTTCGAAGCAACAAAATCCGGATGCTGATGCCATTCTTGCGGAGAATCGACGAAACGGATTCTCATCTTTCTGGTTTGCAGTTTCGATAAAAATTAATCTAGTCTAGCATAGAAAACCCCTTGGGCCGGGTGAACCCTAGGGGCTTTTTATTAGGCTCTAATTTTCAATTGAGTTGTGGTTATATTAATTTTTGATTGTTGAACCAATACAGTTAATTTCTAAGACACTGTTTTTTATCATCTTTTGACGAGTTTCTTTTATTTAAATGCTGGATTAGTTATGGCTCTAAACTCGGACCATTTAGTGGTAAAACAATCTTTCCAGACCACTCTTGACCATTAGGTGTACCAACTGTTATGTCAATTTCATTAGGCCACGACGGCTGTTGTCTTTGATGAGGTCCTGGATAATACCCTGCTTGTTGCCCTGCTCGATATCCATCTCTATACCCTTGCCGATATCCTTGTCGAAATCCTTGTTGATACCCTTGTTGTTGCCTGTTAAGTTCATCTGCTGACTGTATATCATGTTGCTGATTTATCGGATTAACCGGCCCATGATAGTATTGATATTCATTATCCATATAATCACCACCTCATGTATGGTATTCGGTTTGAGAATTCATTGAGCCTTTCCAAGTAATAAAAAATACAGGGCAACAACCCTGTATTTTAATGAGGCTTATCGATTACAACAAGATCGCCTTGAATCGAAAAGGTGCCAATGGACATATTAAAATCTGACCTTGAGAAGGAACTGGCACCATATTCTTTTCTTTATGGAAAGGAATGAAGTGAGGTAGTAGAGAATCCTTCTATATGAAACCTAGGGAGAATGTTTACATTGATGAAATGACAACACACGAAGATCCGGTTGACATTGGTGGCATTCTTTTTCTTGTTGAACTAAACCAGCTAATA